TGGAACAGTAATTTTATGGTTAGGTTCAGCAGCAAATATTCCTGCTGGCTGGACTAAATACACATCAGCCGTTGGTAGATTTGTGCGTGGCACGCCTGCTGGGCAATCTGCTGGCGCTACGGGCGGTAATGCCCCTACCCATACCCACAATATGGGCAGCGTGCTTACGGGCGGTGCACATACACACGGAAGTGTTGGATTTAACTATTCAAGTTCATCGTTTTCTGCATTTAGAGCAGGCGGACTTGTTTCTGCTCTTTCTCCAGGCCACTCTCACACCGCCTCTGTAGAACTTGGTTCTGGCGGGGCGCATACCCACAATTTTACAGATGCTGCGACAGGCGCGCCAGTAGGAGATGCCAATCCGCCCTACAAAAAGGGTATCTATATTGTAAAGAGTTAATCATGGCACTTGACGACACAAAAACATTAGCAGAACGAATACTGCGCTTGGAACAAAAGCTGCAACGATTGGAGAAGCGAGAAGGCAGACCGTCTGTAGAACTCTTTGATAATTCTGCTATACGAAATCGTAAGATAATTGACGATTTGCTGGTGCATAATCATACACACGCTAATTTATCGGGTCTGGACGCAGATGACCATACACAATACCTAAATACTACAAGGCACGATGTTACAGACCGTCATACGCTTGGCACAGTCGTTCCGCATGATGACCACGGACAACTTACTGGGCTTGCAGATGATGACCACGCCCAGTATACAAAACATCCTGCAAGCTCTACTGATAATGCCATTGTACGTTGGGATGGTACTGGTGGCAGAACACTTCAAAATAGCAGTGTAGCCATAGATGACAATGGCAAACTTTCTGGCAATGGATTAGATGGCTGGATTTATGACACCGACACTTGGACTTATGTGTCAGCCACCAGCTTCAAAGTGTCTGGTAAAGATGTACGCTACAAGTTCCCGAAGGGCACGAAAATTAAGCTGGTGCAAGACAGCACTACAAAATATTTTTATGTTGTGGCGACATCTTATACTTCTGGCAATACTATTGTTACTGTTACAGGCGGTTCGGATTACAGTTTAGCCAATGAGGCTATCAGCGGGCAGGCATATAGCTACGCTGCAGCGCCGCAGGGCTTCCCGCAACGATTTAATTATTCGCCAGCGACTTATACTGGCTGGAGCGCTTTGCCCGATGGATTATATTACTTTATTATTATTGGGCACTTGTGTTATGTGACTGTTTATATGACCGCTGGAACGAGCAATGCGACTACAGCCATATTGGAACTGCCTGTTAGCGCAAGTAGCACTGCTGGCAAAGGCGGTATTTGTGGCTTTGCCTTTGATGATGGAACGATGCGCACAGCTCCAACGAAATGGTGGATTGCTGGGGCTACAAATATTGTAAACTTTTACACCGATATGTCAAATGTTTCTGCTTGGACTGCAAGTGGAACGAAGCGTATCAGTGCGTTGATAACATATGAATTTTAGCAGTATAATTTGCATGGAGGTTTGATATGCCACTTAAAAAAGGACGCTCACAAAAAACAATCAGCGAGAATATCAGGCAGCTGATGCGCGAGGGCTATCCTCAGAAGCAAGCCGTTGCTATTGCTATGAGCAAGGCTGGCAAAACGAAGAAACGAAGGAGTAAAAAATGAGCATAAACGATTACGCATTTGGGATTGATATATCCCATTGGAATGGAGTTGTGAACTTTGATGTCATCAAGGCTCACAAGCCTAAGGTATGCTTTATCGCAGCCAAAGCCACAGAGAGCGATTATTTCAAGGATGATAAGTTCGACTACAACTGGGCTGGAATGAAGCGCATTGGTGTGGGCAGGATCGCCTACCATTTTGTCCGCTTCAACAAAGAAGCGCAGCCACAAGTGAACAAGCTCTTGTCTGCCACAACTGACTGGGACTGGGAACATGATAGAATTGCGCTGGATTGTGAAGTTGCTGGCGGAGTTAGCTGGGTCAAGATTACCGAGATTGTAGCCCAAGCAATGCAGCTATTGAAGCAGCGCACAGGACGCTATCCGATAATCTACTCACGGAAAAACTGGGTAGACCTACATCTCGACCCCAGTGTTACACCGATTGACCAAGCCGACTGGTGGCTGGCAAATTACTTGGCTAATGTAGAATATCCCAATTATCAGAATGAGAAAATGCCACCGCCACCGCTGCCAGAAGGGGCGAGCAAATGGCTCATTCACCAGACGGGAAGCCAGTGCAGACCGATTGGCGTGGCGAGCCATTACCTGGACTACAACCGCTGGAACGGGACTGAAGCGGATGTGCGTCAATATTTTGGAATGGATGCCAGCAAGCCTGAGCCCGTCCCAGAGCCACCGCTTGAACGAAAAGTAGAGCTACTTTGGGAAGCACACCCAGAGCTGCACGGTTAGCGCGTTAGCAGCGAGGTATAATAAAGTGTACCGCATAGTCGGTTACAGAAAAATCAATTAATTTAGAACCATTCGGAGGAATAACTAATGGCAACTTACACAAAATTTCAATGTTTCGTAGAAGACCTTGCAGAGAAGAAGCACAATCTTGCAAGCGACACCCTCAAGGTCGCGTTTTCCAACGCTTCCAACGCCCCATCTGCATCGGCTCATGTCAAGTTGGCGGACATTACCACCATCGCCACGACCAATCTGGACAGTGTAACTTTGACCGTTTCAAGCTCAAGTCAGACTTCTGGCACTTACAAACTGGTTGTGGCAGACAAAACCATGACTGCGACAGGCGATGTACCAGCGTTTCGCTATGCGATTATTTACAACGACACCGCCGCGAACAAAGAGCTCATCTGCTTCTTCGACTACGGCTCGGAGGTCACACTCGCAAAGGACGACACCTTCAAGTTGGATTTCGGCACTGAACTATTCAGCTTGGCGTAATCGTGGCGAATATGAAACCGCCCTTGCGCTGGGCTTGGGCGGTAAAGGATACGAGGTGAGCGTATGACGGATATGATTGTTAGCGGTGCTGGAACAACTGCGGTTAATGGTACATATATTGAAACAGGAACATATGGAGGAAAACCTCTATATATATATGGCTCTTATAGCATTGGTTGGGATTATAATGAAATGTATGGGACGGGTTGGCATATTACTTCCAGTCTTGGTTACGGTTATGGCTATTATTGGGCAGGTGATAATGTTTCCACTCCCGACCTCGTTACTACATGGGCAGGTGATTGGGGTGAGCCCCCTATGCCCGTTGTAACCGCCGCTTCATCCTCCCAAAACCTGACCCTCACTTGCGCCGCTGGCTCGTACTCGCTTACTGGCACTAACGTCACGCTCACAGCAACCGTAAAGCAAAACTTGACGCAGGCTTATGACCGAATAATTGCTACAATTACAACTGCAAGCGATGCTTCGCAGGTTGTAAAAGCGATGGTGAAAAGCACGGAATGGCGTGAAGGTACTTCTGGAACTTGGCTTAGCACGGATTGCACGCTGAAGGCTGGTAAAGTCTATCAATTTAGAACGCCTTTATCTGGAATGAGTTCGGATACAACGGCAATATTACCAAATATAAAAGCGTCGGTTACTGTTGCTTGGGATACTACCGCTACTCCAATAACGAGTGTCGGTGATTATTTTATGTATGCCTACGCCTATGGCTGCACCTCTCTCACTTCATTATCCGTACCTGACACGTCTGGGTTGACGAGTGTCGGTGATTATTTTATGTATTACTACGCCTACGGCTGCAGCTCTCTCACTTCGCTATCCGTTCCTGACACATCTGGACTAACGAGTGTTGGCGCCAATTTTATGCGTTATTACGCCATCAACTGCAGCTCTCTCACTTCATTGATGCTCCCCTCTGCTACAGGATGGTTTGAAAGTCATAATATTAGCTGGAGTGTCCCATCCTCAAGACTCAATTATTTATACGGATATGCCCCCAATGCTACCTCTCAAACAGCTTGGCAAGCATTGACGGTAAGTGGAAAAACGCTTTATACCAACTATATTCAATCTTCAAGTTATGTTAAGGTTATTGAGGCGAAATTGCCAAAGTTCTTTCTATATTATGCGCGAATGCGAGGTAACTAATGAATATACTCAAACAAAGCACAGCAGCTACCATCAAACTCGGCCCGTTTATTGACGATACAGACGGCAAGACTGCCGAGACCGCCCTCACGATTGCGCAAGCAGACGTTCGGCTGAGTAAAAACGGCGGTGACTTCGCACAAACGAACAACACTGCTGGGGCAACGCACGATGAAAACGGCTATTACGATATTTCGCTCAACGCCACTGATACTGGCACGTTAGGCAGGTTGCGGGTTGCCGTGAGTAAAAGTGGGGCGCTTCCAGTATGGCAGGACTTTCTGGTTGTAACGGCAAATGTATACGATACGCTCTGCTCGACCGACTCGCTGGATGTGAATGTTGCATCGCTGTCTACTGATGCAATCACCGCTGCCAGCCTCAAGGCTGATGCTATAACGGAAATTCAGAATGGGCTTGCCACCGCGGCTGCGTTATCTGTTGTGGATGATTTTGTGGATGAATTGGAGTCTCGCCTAACGGCTTCACGTGCAGGATATCTTGATAAACTTAATGTCGCTGGGGATTTAGCCAATACTTCAAACGCTAATTCATTTAAGGCAGATGTCAGTGGATTAGCCACAGCATCGGCATTGGCAGCTGTTGATGATTTGGTAGACGAGTTGGAAAGTAGATTAACAGCCATTCGTGCTGGTTATCTGGACAAGCTCAATGTCTCAGGAATACTCGCCAATACTGATAATGCAAACTTGTTCAAGGCTGATGTTAGTGGGCTTGCAACTGCTGCTGCACTTGCAACTGTGAATAGTTATGTAGACGAATTAGAAAGCAGATTGACTGCTGCTCGTGCAACCTATCTTGATAAGTTAAATGTTGCAGGAACTCTGGCTAACACCGATAATGCTGATATTTTCAAGGCTGATATAAGTAATCTTGCGACAGCTTCTGCTTTATCTACAGTTATTACTCTTGTAGATGAGTTAGAAACCAGATTAACTGCTGTTAGAGCAGGATATTTAGATAAGTTAAATATTACAGGAACACTTGCCAATACAAGTAATGCAGATATGTTTAAAGCTGATGTTAGTAAATTAGACACTACTGTTAGTAGTAGGTTGGCAGCTAATGATTATACTGCCCCTGATAATACGAGTATAATAGCAATTAAAGATAAGACCGATAATCTGCCAGCCACACCTGCCAATGAAGCCACGCTAACCGCAATCAAGGGCGCTGGCTGGACGGATGAGACGCTCGTTGCTCTGATGACCGCCATTGAAAATATATCTGCTGGCTCTGGTGCATCCGCACAGGAAGTTTGGGAATATGCAACCAGAACGTTGACTGGTTTACCAGCGCTTCCGACTGATTGGATCACCGCTGCAAGTCTTAAAGCCGATGCCGTAACTGAAATTCAAAGCGGGCTGGCAACAGCGGCGGGACTGTCAACAATCAGCGGGCTGGTTGACGATTTGGAGAGCAGGCTCACCGCTGCCCGTGCTGGTTATCTTGACAAACTGAATGTGGCTGGAGAGTTAGCCAATACTTCCAATGCCGATGCCTTCAAAGCCGATACAGTCTCAGTGCCACAAAATGTCTGGTCATATCACACCCGCCTGCTCACCAATATTGGCAGTACAATTGAAAGTCCAACGGCAGGAGATCCGCTGAACATCTATCGAGACACGACTGTGCTCATCTCGCTGACCAACTTGGGTGCAATCGGAGTGGATGACAAGCTCTGGTTCACAGTCAAGGATAGTGTAGAAGAACCAGACGAGGACTCCATCATTCAGATTGACCGACTCGGCTTGTTGTACATCAATGGTGCGCCAGCCAGTCAGGTCGAGGACGGGAGCATTACAGTTCTGGACGATGTGCTTGGCAATGTAGAAATCAAACTTGCCCAACGGCAGGCAGCTTTGCTACCGCTCTACGAAGCATACCCAGCACAATGGGACATCAAGATATTACATTCTGGGATTGTTTCAATTCTTAACATTGGGACTTTATACATCAAGGGCACGCCCACACGGGCAATCTTATAATACGGGAGCTGTGTATGTTGAGCAAGAATCACGCTAAATGGGAAAAGATAAAGTCAGAACAGGACGCAAACCGTGCCATCGGTCAGATTGTTGACCTTGCTGACGAGAGCTTTGGCTACAGAGAACAAGAGATTGAGGCTATTTGTAAATCTGTGAGTGAGATTAATAAGGCTTTGATTGGCAATGGAGACCCAACTAATTCAATTGTGGCTCGCTTGAAAAGAATTGAGGATAATTATTCTGAAATGAATGAGTCTGTAAATGCTATGAAGAAGCTGCTTATTGGCGACCTGGACTCACGCAAGAACTCGGTTGCCGATGCCCTTGATAATATGAATGACCGTATTGAGCGTTTAGAGCGCAGTATGTTGAACATCAACAAAGTCGTTTGGATTGTTGCTACCGCCTTGATTGGCGAGATTGTCTTGGCTATAATCAGACTATTATAAGAAAGGAGAAAAAATGAACCCGATTGAATTTACACCCGAATTGTTAGTAGGCATTGTCGGCACAGTATTGAGCCTTGTGTTTAGCTACTTCCCAGTCGTTCACGATTGGTATCAGGCGCTAAAAACTGAGGCAAAATCTGGCATTATGCTGGGTTTGCTGGTGATTTCATCGCTTGTGGTGGTAGCGCTGGTTTATTATGGCGTTTTTCCCGTCTCAGAGCCAATCACATGGCAACTCTGGCTACGTGTTTTGTTTGCTGCCATTGTGATGAACCAAGCCACATATTTGATTAGTCCACAGAAAAAGCAACAATAAAAAAAGAGCCCCGTTTTAGGGGCTCTAACTTTTATATCATGCCTTTTTCTTGTCCTTCTTACCGATGGTAATCCACACCAGCCTGCCACGCTTGAACCTATACATAGCGCCACAATCGTTGCAGATAAAATACTGGTAAGTTATATCCGAATACTCACTGTCGTTAGCAAAACTTTCAATATTTTTACTTCCGCACCATTGGCATACATTTTTATTTATCGTCTTCATAATGAAAGTCCTCCTTCGTAATCGTAGAATAGAACATCGCCTCAAGCCCCCTATTCTTACTCCATATAAAAGCTGGTGCTCTGCGCACTGCACCGCTATAAGCCTTTTCCGTGTGCCAGGCATCTGGGGCAGTGATGGACGAGATGCGCCTGAAAGTAATCCCGCCCTCTTCCCTTGTTTCCTCGTGATGCAAATCGCCCAAGTGCATCTCCCTAAACTCTGATACAGCCCAAGCCTCTGGCGCTTCTAATTGCATGATGGTGTCAATCCGTTTGCCTTCCTCACGCCCGTGTGCATAGCCTATCAAACACTTGCCAAACAGATGGTATTTGCGGGGTGTGGGGCTGGCATCTACAATCACATTTTCACTCTGGGCATACACGCTTTGTAAGGTGATGGCAGCTGCATAGGACAGAACCATATCATGATTGCCTGGCACCCAGTAGATATATAACGGGGCTATCTTGCGCAGGCTTTCGGTAGCTTCTATGAGCAGCTCAATACCCTTACGATACATTTTTTGCCAGCGGGTATCGGAGTCAAGCTGTGTCCCGCCTGTGGTCTGGACGAAGGGGTTGTCAAAGTGAAAGAAATCTTGACCGATAGGGAACACAATCTCCTCTGGCTGATAATTAGCAAGCGTAACCTTGTCAATCAAATCGTTGATTGTGAATGAGAAGTCATCGCCCGCTATTTTGAGGTCATAATCCCCGCCGTGCGTTTCCTCGTTCCAGGATAGCTTGCCCAAATGCACATCCAGAATAGGCAACTCCAACATATAGGGGTCTGGATAGCTATAATTGCTATCTTTGGCTATATGTTGGGTTATGTTGTTCATGTCCACAGACTGGATTGCTTTGAGCAGGGCATCGGTGGTGATTTGTGAGCCACCCAATGGGCGCACCTTGATAGAAACCCGATAAGAATAATTGGTTTTCGTGTAGGCTTCGTTGTTCTTGTCCTTGATGGTCGTGTCCCAATTGCCTTTGGTCAGTTTACAATCTATCAACTCCCACATCAATGGGTCAAAGCCCATTTTGCGCATCACTGTGGCGGGGTCAGCAGCCTCATCCTCGCTCAGGAGAATGTCGCGGGTATATTCACGTGTACCATCAGCCTTGAAGGCAAAGGCTTCTTGGTTGCGATAATAATTTGGATTGCTCTTGTTGCGCTCATTGATATACAGTCGGATGCCAGTCAGCATGTGCTTGGCATAATTGTTGGTGATGCCCTCTTTCCCAAATAAGCGTCTAACCTTTTCGGCTGGCGTCTCACCAGTCTTGGTTTCCATTAACTCTCGGTCTAAATTATCCAATATGCACCTCGCTTCCTAATCAAACTAAGACCAATAATCACTATTGAATACATATATATATCTTTCGGGGGCATATATCCAGTTTCCACAATCATCCAATAGCAACAGAGAACCATAAGTATCAATAGCAAAATAGGCTCTCTCTGGTCTGCTAATTGCCAAAACTTCTATTCCCTCATTCATTGTGGGATGCAACACTAATTTTCTAAGCTCTTTATCTATTACATAAAAAGGCTGGGGGCAAAATGGTTTATTAGGAATTTCGCCTTCAATATTGAAATCAAATTTCCCTGCAGTATTTAATATTAATTCCTTATCATCTTTAGATAGTCCATTAAATAGCTCATCTCCGAGCATCTCTCTCAATTCATTTTCAGTCATCATTTACCTCATTTCCTAAATACTCGTCAATAATCTCAATTGCCTCTTCAGCGCTATAAGCTACTTTGCAGCAATAACCTTGCTGGGTGGCATAGTCAAAGAACTCCTGCTGTTCTGGCGTCATCTTGTTCTTGCCGAACTTCATCTCAATGAACAAGCCGTGAAATTTGTCAGTCGGCAATGGGAGCATCAAATCTGGAACTCCTCGCTTCACGCCTTCGGCTACCATCTTGCCAGCCGTAGCTTTGGTACGATAGCCCCCATTCGGAATGGCAAACATCCAGCGCAACTCTGGACGGTAGCGTGTCCACAAGAATAACTTATATTGCTCATCATGTTCGGTCATAACATCTCCTTTCACACTAATGGCAATTGAACTTTGCCTACTCGCTCTTGTGCCAATTGCAGGTAATTATAATTCAGGTCGATGCCAATGCCCCTTCTGCCGAGACTATTCGCCACAGCCACAGTCGTTCCCGAACCAGCAAACGGGTCAAAGACGATACCGCCTTCTGGGCATCCAGCCAGTATGCACGGCTCAATCAGCTCTGGCGGGTATGTGGCGAAGTGTGCGCCCTTGTAAGCTTTGGTTGTAACAGTCCAGACCGAGCGCTTATTGCGCATTGGAATTTTCCCCTGAGCAATAATTGTATTGGCTTTTTCAAATGCAGCCGCCTGTGCTTCTGACGACATTGAATAATTGAATTTATTTATTTTCACATTCGGGTCGTTTTTATCCGCAGACCTATATCCATATCTTACTACAGTGCTTTCTGCCGATGGTTCGGCAATTGCCTCATAATCATAATAATATTTAGGCGATTTGCTCAACAGAAATATATACTCGTGAGCCTTTGTCGTTCGGTCCTTCACACTTTCGGGCATCGGATTGGGCTTTGCCCAAATCAAATCCTGCCTTAAATACCACCCATCAGCACGCAAGGCAAAGGCTACCATCCAGGGAATACCGATAAGGTCTTTGGGTTTTAGGTTCTTCACATTTCTGCCAGGATATTTTGGCTGTCCATCTTTCAATCCTCCGCTATTATAATCGCCGCCAGCACCACCACTCCCGTTGTAACTATCACCAATCACCACCCAAGCTGTTCCATCGTCTCTCAATATCCGCCAGCATTCCCTAAATACCTGCACCAAATTATCCACATATTCTTGGGGGGTCTGCTCCAAGCCAATCTGACTATCAATTCGGACTGCGCCACATTTGGCACAAACCTCACGATAAACACCGCCTCGCCCCAAAGGTAAGGTGCGGTCTGCTCTCCAACCACCATCGTGCCTCTGTGGATTATGGTCGCAATTTGGGTCGCCACCTTCCCAGCGAGCAGTTCCGTAGTCCCTTAGCCCATAGTAAGGCGGACTGGTAACGATACAGTTCACGCTACCATCCGCCAACGGAATTTGTCTTGCGTCAGCATTGATGAGCAAGTTCATTTGTTCTTGCCAAAATACTCTCGCAACAGAGCAATCACATTCACCACGATCGCTACAATCGCAATGAGCAGCGTCCAGCCAGCTGCTAAGTCGAGTAAAGTCAATGGTTCAGCGGTCATCGTTATTCTCCTTTCGGTGGCTCTGGTAATGGCATCCAATGGGTATATTCAATACCATCTTCCTGAGAAGCAAGTGCATTATCATTAAAAACACCCTTATACCCAAAACAAACATCTATAAAATATGCATCACCAAATTCCGCATCTTTTGGATAGAAAACTAAAAACCAGCCCTCATCTGGTGGCTTTTGTTCTTTAATTGAAATCCATTTTGGGTCGTTGACGCGGTTGTTCCACCTTTCAACGGCTTCATTTTTTGAGCTTACATCATCGGCTATCATCAATACCTGACATCCATGACAAACCACAATATATTCGCCGACATTCTCTTCAATCATATTGACTTCGCTCCCACAAATTGGGCAAGGTTTTAGCTTATTGCTCATTTCTACTCCTATTACTTAATCCGTTGAATAGCAACAGATGGCTTGCCTTCCACCTTCGCCTCTAAAATGCGTGGGTATTCTGTAGCCAGCCGCTCCAAATGTTTCTCGTCCCATTTGGTTGAACCTCTGCGATAAACTGCCATCACAAAATTACCTTTCAGTGTTGAGCAAGTATTTAATACCTGCTCTTTTACTTCATCCTCAAGCGACTTTAGCTTCTCTCGCAAGACATCGAGCTTGGGTTGATACTCAGCCTCAATAGTTTCAATCTGCTCTCGCACCTCAGGCGGGATAGCATCTTGACGTGCTCTCTCCATCTCTACCTGCATATCAGACAGCCTCAAATAAACATCCTCATACTCAGCTAAATAATCATTAAATTCACTCATGTTTCACCTTCCTTCCTCTGGTTTATTGCCAGAAATATCCCAAATCCAGAACGCATTGTAAATATTTGCCATTTTTTTACAAAGTTCTTCCTGAACTGAAAGTTTTTCTATTGGCTTGTTGTTAAGATTAACCTGCCAATATAGTAGCGCATGCAAGATTTCGTGTGCAACCAAGCCCAAATTATAATTGTCTTCCAGCAACACAATTTCACCGAGCAATGTTCTGACTGTATGACGCCGTCCTTTCTGATTGAGCACCAGCTTCGGCTCATAGGAGTGAAAGAAAGCCTCGTAATCCTGTTCAATCAGCACATCTTTCTCTGGTATGAGATGTTTGAAAACATTCTCATCATCATACACCCTGAACAGCAAATCAAACTGTGTATCTGGAACGGGCGTGCGTAATTTCCTCACCGATATACCTCTACAAAAGTTGGGTAGCCAGGAACTCTGCGCAATTCAAGACTTCTGTCTGGCTCATCTTCCCTGAACTTTTCCCAAGTCAGCAAAAAGCTCTTGGTATTATCCTGCATAGTCTTTGCTTCTTTCAGGAACATAATCATATCGGCATTATACATAATGCGCCTTGAGCCAGCCAGTCCAGCCTGTCCCTGGATGGCACCCGTGATAGAGGCTTTGTTCAAATCATGGACGGCAATTATGGCGATGTCCAGCTCTTTGGCGATGGAGTGCATCCTGTCAGAAACGATAGCTGAGCGCTCATTGGCGTCCTCAGAATAACCATCCTTTAGCAGAGCTAAATAATCCACAATCGCCCACTCAACCCCGTGCTTGACTTGTAGTTTAGCAATGTCAGCCCGAATGCCCATCGTTGTCCAGTTAGAATAGTCAGAAATGAAAATAGGCAAGGTTGAAAGCTGCTCGGTTGTCTTCGTGAAACGTTCTACATCATCGTCTTCCAGCTTACCAGAGCGTAACTTATAAGCTTGCACTCTGGACTCATAGGCTATAACCCTGCGCACTGTGGCAAGAGCACTCATTTCCAGCTCATAGATTACGCCTGGATGGGGATTTTGCCCGCTTGACCCCTTTGCCATACCAACACCAAGCTGCACCGCAAGGGCACTCTTGCCTGCACCTGGTTCACCTGCCAATATGGCAACTTCTTTTTTCTGCAAGCCCCGTGTAATCTTGTCAAAGGTTGGCATCCCCGTTGCCATCCCATAAATCTCTTTGGGATTAGCCATAGCATTTGAAACTTCATCGAATAGCTGGTTAAGTACATGGGAGATTGGCTTAGCCCCTTCGCCTATATTCACATTAGATACAAGCGATTCAACAGTTTCGCTCACTGCCTCAAGAACATCCTTACTCTCATCAAAGGCAGCCTGTGCCAGCGTCTGGGATTTGATAATTATCTTACGGCGGTTGGATTTGTCCTTGACTATATCGGCATAGGTCTGGGCATTCAGGGATGAGGGCACATCATTCGCCAGCCCAGCCAGATAATCAAAGCCGCCCACCTCGTCCAGCTTGTTCATGCTTTGCAGTGCATTCATCACCGAAACCACATCGACATTGATACCTTGCAAGTCAAGCGCAATCATTGCAGAATAAATCGCACCATTGTTCTTTTCATAGAAATCGCTGGGCATCAGGTCAATCTGGCTAAGTTCCTCAGGATTGATCAGCAATGCACCCAATAAAGCGCGCTCAGCCTTTGCTGAATGTGGCAGCTGGATTTCGGTCATAGCGCCACCATCTTACACATAATGTATTCCCACAAGCTCACCATTTTCATACACCTCCTCCAATTTTCTACCATCACCATCTCTGCGCAATCGAGTGGTTCTCAAAGTCTTTTGCTTACCTGTTTTAGGCTTCTTAAAGTTCAGCGCATAGTTCTCGGTGCTCTCCATTCTGGTAATTGTATAACCGCTGGCTTTCTGTTCTCTGATAGAATGCCGATATTCTTCAGGCGTAAGTCCAGCATTAATAAACTTATGTATCAATTCGAGTGTTTTGTTATAGGGCATTATACGCATACCCATTTCCTGTTCAAAGACACTAATATAAGCATTCACTTGTGGGTCTCCATTGACATATTCATCAACTACACCATCATCCAAACTTTTTTCTGGGCTTGAGCCTATATATATATCTTTGGTATTCTTTGGTATAGGTGATGCAAGATTTGCATCATCCATCTCGCAAGATTTGCATGATGGGCTTGTGATTAAGTCGTTGAGCTTATCATAGTTTATGGTGTACCAGAGAGTTCTATCATAGCCAGCCTGATTGTAATTGGCTGTTTCAACGACCCCTAAATCACGCAGGTTTTTCAGGATGGTATAGATGGTGCGCTCGCTAAAGCAGGGGAAGTTATCCTGCCACTCTTTGATTGTGTTATAAACCCACCAGCGTCCATCTTGGAAGTGGTCTGCGTCTTTTCTTTCCTCGAAGACATTGAGCCAGTAATCAATTTGATTTAGCACAATTGCCTCGTTCAAGCCAATTCTCACGGCTAAATCCATTGAGAATATTCTGGCTGATTTACCATAGGTCAGTACAATGTTCACCATCAATCCTTCCTGCCAGCCTACAATGCCGACTGGCGGGCTCTTATATTAGATTATACTTGGCTGACCTTCATTGACCCTGCTCACAACCTTATCTAATTCTTGCTTGGCAATGGGGTCAATCTGAAAGTTCACTGGGTCTGGGTTGAGCCAATCAAGGATAGCCACAACCAGACTCGGTTCAGCCTTGCTCAGATGTTGCTCGCCCGTTAGGAACTGTTTTACTTTGGCAATAGTGCCAGGGATGGTCTTGTCAACGTTATCATCAATCAGGCGTGAGGCGAATGATAGTTGTTTAGCCGTTACCTCATTCTTAAGTCCAGCGGCCTTCTTGTGCAACGCCTCTACCAACTTATCGGGTTCGAGAGGGTTGCCTGTGCGTGGCTTATAAGACCTAAACCCGCCTGGCTTTGGCTCTTCATCCTCTTCTTCCTCATAACCCAGCGACTTGTTGATTTCTTCAATGGTTTTTTGAGGCTGGGTTGGGACTGGCTCGTCATAGGACTCTACAATATCGTCAGAGAAGTCCACAGTAATGACATTGCCCTCATCATCCGTCTCTGCACCAAGTTCTTCGGGAGTATATACAGCGCTCCCATTCATCACATCTGGGCAGAACCATCTGACCCCATTGCTCATTGCCCTTGCGAACAGCATATTGCGTGGGAACTTATCCAGGTTCTTTGAACCCGCACGGCGGGCATCATCGATGGTGAATGTTGACGTGCCAATATGTTCGCCGTGCTCATAGAATTTGATTTCGCAGGCTGCATCATCAAGCCTGGCGACCCGATAATCATAGCGTCCAGAGCGTTTAACAGCAGCTGCCATCAGGTTAGCGCCAATGGCGGGCTTATCTTGGATGATATGAATGCCATTGACAGAAGCGAACGGCCCGAACCCGAACTCCTGCCCAGCCAGAATTTTGGTAATGGCTTTGCTAACGGTCTGGACATCCTTGAAATAGCCGCTGCCCGCCAGAGCTTTGGCAATCTTTTCAAGCTCCTCATAATTGGCAATTTTATAGGAATTATATTTGGTTAATTCATTCATTTTTACTCCTTTCAATACTTGGGAACATAATCAAAAGTCATACCGCAGACCATACACTCATAGGTATTTTTGTGTAAGTGTTTGAGGTAGGTATGCTTGCACACATAGTTGGTATGTAAATCGTGGACTGCCATTGTCTCATAGACAATATCGAAGTACAGGTTTACCGCCTGTTTCATGAAGTTATCCTTTTCCTGTTGGTTATCTCCGAACAGGTACTCTAATAGAACATCGAACTCATCGTTTGGTTTTTTTGTTTTCATGGTGGGAGCTCCTTTCGTTTGTTGGTGGTGCGATGAACATATTGATTATCATATACGGGGCGAGGAATAGCCCCAGAATTGTGAGGATAATATTGCCACCGTCCATTATTCTTCACCAAGTTGTTCGGCAATAAGCCCATAAATAGCTTTACGGTCATTGTAAATAGATTCTTCGTAAGCCTCTACTTGCTGCCTATAAGCAGCTAATTGATTGCGGGCAATATCCAATAATCTTTTTTTGTACTGAACGCTTTCAATCATTTGGGACAATTGTTTTAGCGCTACTTCTTTATCTGTCATGGGTACACCTCCTTCCAGGTTGTGAACGATGTTATTTTATCTTATTAATTATCATAGAATTATCAGAGTTCTGCATCTGTATAATCTTCGATTCCAGCCTCAGCCAAGACTGCTTTTAGCAGCTCGCCAGACTCCAAGCCCATCCGCTTTTCGAGCCTATCGGTTAAAAGTTTCAGGGTGATATAAGGTAAGTGGGTGGTAATCAAGTCCAGAAATTGATCTGCCTGTTGGTTATAATCCACTGTCCCCTCGCTGGCAATATAGTATTCATAAAAGTGAACCTTATTCAGGTCGTGCAATATTAGTGTAGTCATATCTTTTCATTGCTCCTTTCTCTGGCATAAAATTAGGTTTATGTTTTACATGTTCTTTGACAAACGTGTCCATCCAGCCACAACGGATACGTCCAGCCTCATCGTCAGTACACTGGTCAAGCGCCCAGTTCATGAAGGTATCAGCGAAGTCCTCGCCGTAGGTATGGTAATCATCTGATAGCACCCCGTGCTGTTCATAGGGTCTACCGCCATGAGGATAGCCCAAATTTGTGCGCAGGTAGTTCCCGTTAGCATCCAGCCCTGTCACGTGGACGTAATTGCCCTGCTCGTCATAGTATCCGTTGTTCATGTGCAAGTCCTTAAAGCCCAGATGTAAGCCATTGATAAACCTGTGTCCAAGCTCGTGAATGAGCAGACCATGTGCCAATGGGTCGGTCAGGTCATCGGGGTTGCCATAACATTTTAGCCAAGCCCAGCAGGTCAGCCCGTAATTAGCTTGTTCAACCAGGACAAAGTTCAGCTCGCCAAATACCTGATATAGCACCTCGTTTTCAGAATATCCTGTGATTGTAGCCAGTTTACTGGCTAAGGGTTGGAGTTCCTGTTCGACGCTCTCAATGTCCAGCCCCTCACTACTAACACCCGTGAAGATGATTGAGCTTGCCAATAAAATTGATGTTAATATGGCGCTCAACTTGATTTCCTGTCCAGCTGTGCTTTGATATAATCATGCGCATCGCCCCAGTTCCTGGCGATGTACACGGGCGATCCTTTACGGAAGACTGTGATTTCGCCGTCAGTCTTGCGTGAGTAGAAATATTGTTTGCTTGACTTCTTAGTCTTGCGTTGCATTGTGTGCCTCCTTAACTGCACCATCCTGTATTTTTGCGTGGGTTATGGTTGGGGATTTTACTGGCTCAACGGCTGAGTTTCCTATGCCTCCAGCAAACCTAACCTGATTAGCTACAACTTCGAGTACCCAGTCGTGATAAAGTTTATCTTTATCTTTCTTTTTGTCCATAAGAATTTTAATTATTCTTTTCAACCTGTGCCTCCATTTCAACTATGTACAAAGCCTGTTCAGCAACAAGCCGTTTGAACAAAGCTAACACTTTCAATGCGTCGAATACCTGCTCGAAGAATAGACTGAGTTTCTTAGCATCATTAGTATGCTCGCTACAATGTACCATACACCCTGTAATTTCGAGGATAGTATTCTTGCGCCCTTTATATCGTTCTGCTAATTCAAAGTTAATCTGGAGAAATAATTCTATATCAACGTTGCAATACTTATGCTCCTTATCGTAGAGGCGCACATCGAAAATACTTTTCCTTTCAGGTAATTCAAATTCGGTTAATAGTCTCAAGTTCTTAACCATTTTCAAAAGCTCATCTCTGGTATATGCGGGTCGGTTATTGATTGTCTCCATGTTGTGCCTCCTGTGCTTATGATAAATTGATTATTTTTTCCTGTGTACTAATTCGCACGTCATGCCCCTTATCCCTCAGATATGCCTTATAAGCATGCTCTCGGTAGATTGAATTAATAAAGTTCTGCTCATCAAATGACTTAACCGCCCATTTAAGCGCAGAAATCATGTATCCTGTGATAAATTGAATCGCCTCGTCTGAGATAAAATCGGGGTTAACATCACGTTCTGTTAATAGCATTGCTATTGAATAAGATAGTTCTTGCTGTAAATCTTTTTCTTTCATAATAGCCTCCTGTGCCATGATAAGTCGGGGGGTATGATCACCCCCCCCGTTTCAACTGTTGCGCTGCTCTGATAGTTCCTGCAGTTTATTTAATAGCTCGTTAAACGTGTACTCTTCTAAGTACTCATACACCCAGCCGCCTATAATATCGGCCGCGCTCTTATCGTTGGAATCGATCAAGTCGGACGGCGCCGTCGCCCAGCTTAAATTGTCTAATGCAAGCTCTAAGATGTCGCTCGTATATATCGGCATCATCATATCGGCAAGCTCATACATGAGTTCCTGAATGGTGTTATAATCGCCGCTCTCATACTCTTTTACCAGCTGTTCGAGCTTATCCTTGTCCAATTCTTCAAGCTCATATTTAACGGTCTCTTTTACCTCGTTGTCTAATTCTTTAAGTCTCATCTTATGCCTCCTTAGCATTTAATTATAGTATACTCAACCGTTTAACCTTAATCGTGGTAAGTTTCAGGGGGGGGTAATCATACCCCCCCATAACCAGATTACCAATTGTCGTCAACTTTGCTTCGCTCCCAGCGCTCATTCTCTTCGGCCCAGCGCTGCTCGATCTTCTCATCCTGGTACTCGCGCCACCAGGCCCAAGGATCCTCGTCTATAACTTGCTCGTCCTCTTCCTCGCTCATAAGCAAGTTAATCTCGTCCTGAATCCTGTCAATCGTGGAATTTAACAGGTCCTCGCACTCATAGGCACTTATGCCTAAGCTTAACTCGGCCTCGTTGGCAAGGTCATTATATAAGTCTTTACGTGCCATTTTATACCTCCAAAGTATGATTATGTGACTGGTCGGTCATGTGACTGACTGGTCATTCGGGAGCCGTAGGATATACGGCTCCCTATAGCCTTATAGCCACCGTGTGATTAATCCTATAAAGATTCGCATGTTAGCAACGTTTGCAGCTTAATATACTCATACTCTGATAGTTCTTTCAGTATCTCTTGCCCCGCCTTAACCGCTCTGGTGTATACATCCATCGCATGGTCAGGTAGTGTTTCAGATAGGAACAGTTGATTAAACCTAACCTTAACCTCTGGTAGGTAGAGATTTACCGATTGTCCCTCTAATACTACAGGGTCGCGGCTGTACTGATTAAATACCTCCACTATAACCCCACCGTATAACCCGTTCCAAGTACTAATAGCAGCGGTAAAGTTGCCCTCGTGGGTGTCATGCGTGATTATGGGGTTGCCCGCGACGGTTGTACCCCTGTACAACGTGGGGTTAAACCCGTTGCGTTCAAACGCGCTGTGAATAATGCGCTGTACCTCCTGGTCTGTGATTACCTTGCTGTTGCTGGTCATTGTATACCTCCAAATATTAGGTTGTGTGCCCCGCGCTTGCGTTGCTGCCACTATCATACCCCACCAGCGCCCAATGATCGTGGTAAGTTTCCCAGCCTACAAGGTTGCGATATGTGCTCATATCATAACCAAAACACGTGCCCAACGAGAAGAATTATAAAATCTCAAATCCCGCAGCAGCAGCACCAACCAACTAACCAAGAGGGGGGACTACCTGCATTTATCACCAGTGAGGATGAGGGTATGCCCTCCAGAAAATAGTACCGCACAAAAGTCCCTCAATAGCCTCTAAGACGTAAAAATAAGCCTCAAATTCATATTTTACGCTGAAACAGGAATAATCTATCCAAAATAGGTGGTATGCTTGTTTTTTGGGCTATTTTTTGATTATTGGGATATATGTTTTAATAGTTACAGACCAGCCTGACGTGACGAAGGTGAAGGAAGGAGGTGAAGTGGGTTCGCTTGGTCAATGATAGAACTGGTCTGCTGGGTAATATTCTACTACAATTCAAGCCAAAATTCAATTTTTTGGGCGAAGCCCTATATATATATATGTTATTCTTTGGTATAGGTCATGCAAATCTTGCATGATGGATTTTACCAAAATGTAAAATGGGTATTCAATGACTGAATTTTGGATTGGTAGCAGCAAGATAGCAAGTATGCTAACATAATGCAGTGCCGATGCTTTTAGAGGTCGAGCGCCTTGTAAGCGCTACAACGCGGGTGCAAATCCCGCCATCGGCTTAGAACAGTACGATTATCATAATCTCGCTTACTGTGTTATAATTATTTTAGCATGAACGTAATTTGAACTACTCTGGTTGTAAAGGAGCAACATGCCTGATACCTTCAAAGCCTTTTGCCCTAACTGTGAAACCATAACAGAACAGGAGTTTATCCAATCTGAGGAATATATTTTGGTCGATAACGAACTTATCTCTGTACACCTAAGATACTACGTTTGCTTTGAGTGTGGAGAGGATTACGAGATACCAGGCGCTGATTATGACCCGCTGGCGGAACTCTATGAGAAGTTGGGTCTTAAAACTTATGAGGACAGAAAAGCTTTTTTCAATGTCCACCATATTGCTTTCAATATCTGGCAAATGGCTAAGTTGAATAATCGCAACTCGTCACCAACCAGCTAAAAGTGACGAATTACCAAAATCCTCATATAAGATAATAGTCAATTTTTGTCTATTATCCTATTCTCATGTAAAGATTTCGCCATTAATTTCACATGATACGGTCATGCTCTTTTTGGGAACGAAAAAAGCATGGCAATATTTTCAAAGTTATTTTCGGTTTGCAATAATTTTACAATGCTGCTATAATTAGGGCAATCCAGCAAACTGGAGGTGGGAGGCAGTTGCCTCTGGAGCCAGCCGTAAAAAGCTGGCTTTTGTATGATATTTACTGTCATTAAAACATCAGCACTTGACAGATTTCTTACACAGAGTATAATACTTCTAACAGTACCCGCCACGCGAGGCAATCCAGCAGAGCGAAGCGCAAGCCGATGTTGGAGAAGGAAACCTTATGGGCGCCCATAAGAAATAGTCAGCGAACCGAGGCGGGTCGTTATTTATGTCAAAATATTGACAAAACTTGTAGTATGGCAAACTTTTGTCAATAAACTGATTTTGTGTTATACTGTTGTTACAGCCTTTCTCAGTATTGGTTGTCTTCCCAGTTTATCTGGGCGCCGTACGGCAGAATGGTCGGGGTTTGGGTTCATTCCAGCCCCGACCGACTTTTATAGCGAAGCATCCTGTAAGGAATATCAGACAAGCCAGCACTTGATTTAATAGGGCTGGCTTGCCATTCAAAAAGGAGGCTTAGATGTCCCTATTTTAATCCATAATTTGTGATATAATGCCTATGTATAATGTTTGTGGAGGAGAACAATTGTCAGATAATAATAACCTGCCTACACCACCACCTGGAACTTATTACGATAAGTCTGGCTATCTGAAAGATAAGGAGACGGGGAGGTTTGTCAAAGGCACTAAACCAGGCCCAATGGTTGAAATGCGTAAAGAGACTGGTAGAGGGACTACTACCAAGTCTCTTGCTAAAGCAATTAAAGATGCCTTTGAAGTCCGCGTTGATACAGTCGATACGCTTGACGAAAATAACCGCATCCGTCGCAAACGTAAAGCCATTATGGCAGACGCCCTCGCCCAGCTTATCACTACTGGCGAAGTGTACCTGCCTGGCTCTTTTGATAGGCGTGGCAGACTCCGCCCAGGGAAACATTTTGAGTTTAGCGCCGATGAGTGGCTCTCTAACTTGATAAAATTGTTACGCTACATCGAACCGCCTGTAACCGAAATCGGTCTGTCAGAAGGAACAAAAGGCATCATCTTTGATATGCCCGTCAAGCGGAAGGGGGATGATGAAGACGACGATGATATTGTCGTCCAGAATGTCCAACCCGCTGCCCAAATCACCGATGCAAGTTATGAGACCATCGAAGAGGATGAGGAACAAGAGGAATAGTGTCGGAAACTTTTAACTTCTCAAAGATGGCAAATTTCACGCCTAAACAACAAGAGGCGTGGGACTCACTATTCAAATACCGCTTCACCCTCTTTGGGGGCAGCCGCGGGCCTGGCAAGAGTTATTGGCTGCGCTGGGCTTCTCTCGGCTGGCTCTTATATTGGTCTAATCATGGCTACCCTGGTCTGGTCGCTGGACTGTTCACCGAAACCTATTCTAAACTGCGCGACCGCCAAATTAGTAAAATCGTAGCCGAGTTCCCCGATTGGCTGGGCACTTTGCGGGAAGGTAAGACATTGGGGCTGGGCTATTACATCAACAAAGAGTATGGCGGTGGCGTGATCTGCCTGCGTAACATTGATGACACCGCTAAATATAAGTCGGCTGAGTTTGCCCTGATAGCCATTGACGAACTGACCGAACATGCCGTGGACGTTTTCAATATCATCTTGGGTTCACTCCGCTGGCCTAATTTCTCTGATACCCGCTTTATCGCAGGCTCTAACCCAGACGGTATCGGGAACGAGTGGACAAGAAACTATTTCATCGACCATATCTATCCTGAGGAAATGCGCCCATACTCCGACCAGTTCAACTTTGTCAGA